TTGCTCCTATTGCTTGTCCTGCTTTCTTCATCATTCCTACAGGAGCTTCAGTTGCTAAACTTTCACGTGGTGGATTGTAATGCCAATTGTATGATCCTTGACCTATATACGAGCCTCTTGTATAACCTGCCATTTCCATAGCATCATCTGAATCAATACCTTTTTCTTTAGCCCAATGATATATGTAATAAGATCTTTGGCTATCACTTACACCAGCAAATTTATCTACTACTTCAGGATCAGCTTTTGCTTCATTTAGATTTAGAATATCATTTATGTTCATACTATTATACCTTAATACTTGTTGTATGTATTTATATGTTTCGTTACACGAAACAACTTTTCGCTTAACGCTCAAAGTAAACACTTCGTTTAACTTAATAATATAATATATGAACAAATGCATTATTACGAATGTAATAATGTTTAAGTTTCATGTAGATTGTTTCAGTCAGACGGAACCTGTTACGGTCCCATCTAATCTCAAAATACGCTTCATGTGAGTCGCACCAGCCGAGACATTGGAAGTAGGTAATTGTTTATACACAAAGTACAATGGGCTCTGACCTTTCCCAACCTACGCCGACATCGCTGTTTCCAGCTACCTCTCGCTTCGTTCCTATTGCTAAAGAGTTTTTATGTACTGTGTTTGTGTTTTTCGACTGCCAACATGCAATCTATATCAACTAGTGAGCCCAATTTGTTTGGTGGCTTCCACACTCTGGTGTGTCAATCAATATGTACGTGTGCTTCTATACGAGAGCTTTTTCCACAGCGGTATTTCTAGTCTGGCCCGCCAACCTTATGTGTTGGTTTGTTTTGCCTTGATGTGGTGTTCTAGTAATGCCTGTTTGAGTTTATCTGATCCGCCTACTCTAACATTAATGATTCCATTATAGTAATCATCTGTTTCGAGTACTCGCCTGTCAAACTGCTCTCTTGCCTCTATGTAGGACATTTCGCCCCTACCTTTACATAGGTATAGTATTTCTCTTGTGAAGTGCTTTTCGCCTAGTGTTGCAACATCTGCATTAAGTCTGTCTGAACTACCATAGTAAGTTTTCCAGTCGCTTTCTTTGTAACCTCTGCGTTTGTTTTTTCTGCCTTTGAGTGGTGGTTTTGTGGTCTTAAATTTTGCTAATTTTTTGCCTATATATTTTTGACCAGTTTTCTTGTTCGTTATTAGATAAACGAAGCCTTCGTACTCGTCTGGTATTTTTGTAATTTTTTTGCCTTTGTACGTCCACTCCATGTAAGTAATTATAAACTACTTTAATAGCGTTAGACTAGTTCTGAGTTTTGCCTCTATGTTTGTCGTGTATTTCGTCCATTCGTTGTTTCGCCAACGCTCGCAACTGTCTTAATGCACGTCTTGCACTTGCGTGAGTACGTACAGAATTACGTTTTTCAAACTTCTCGTTTTCGTCAAAGTACTCTAAGTACGCTTTGATTAATTTGTCATGAGTATCATCTATCATTCTACTACTTCAACGTCATTCTCATAACTTGTAAATCCATTTTCTTTTACAACTTTAAGAACGTTGTTGACTCTGCCAATTAGTTCGTCTTTGTGCGATATTAAATAGATATTTTTATCACGTTCTCTAGCCATCTTTTTAAGTACAGCAAGACTATTTTCAACGCCATTACTATCCATACCGCTATCAATAAGTTCGTCAATAAACAACAAGTTTACATTTTGATATAAACTTTCCCAAACATCTCTAAATGCAAAACTCATACCAAGTATAAGTCTGTTACGTTCGCCTCTTGACAAATTGTCAAAATCTAAATCTTGTCCTAATTGTGTAATTTCTACACTTAGGTCATTTAAGAATGTAACACTATGCGGTAAGCCTAGTTTGTCAAGATAGTATGTAAGTCTGTTGTTTAGATATGCTAAGTTTTGATCTATAATTTTCTTACGTATAAACGAATCTTTGTTTGTTAATAATTTAAGTAAAAATTCTTGGTGTTCTTTAAGAGATGTAAGTGTGTTTACATGTTCCCAATTGATCTCTTGTTTTGCACTATTTTCAAGGTCGTCAATTTGTGCTTGATAAGGATCATCTTCATTCTTCTTAGTTTCCCATGCTTGTTTTAAGCCTTCAACATTTTGTCTATGTTCATATGCTTCTTTAGACGTTTCGTAAAAAGTATTAGGCTTGCCATTGATGTCACCAATTTCACTTAGTGCTTCTGCAACTCCTGTAACCTTTTCTGCAATCTCTGTTTGATACGAAATAGAATCTTCAAGTTCTTTGTTTTTGCGTTCTGCAATTTCTGCTTTTTTATCATCAGGAAGATCTTGTCCGCATGAGTGACATGTACCTTGATCTAAATTATCGGCGTCTTTTTTTGCTTTTTCTACAGACTTGTCAGCACGTAATAGTGCAGGTTCTAATGTGCTTAATTCTTTTCTAAGAGCCAAAATAGCATTGTTATGTTCAGTCCAATTTGATAACTTTTCGTGTGCTTCGAGTTCAGCATCAATGTCTAAGTGTTCAAATTCGTCGATTGCTTCTTTTAGTTTTACAACGTCTGTAGTGCGTTTTCCAAGCCATGCTTTTTGCTTACTTTGTAAACTTACAATAGTTTCGTCAATTTTTTCATTGGCTGTTTGCAATGCATTAATACGCATTGTTTCCTGACTTAGATCGTCCTTAGTAACTTTTATGTCTTCTTTAAGAATATCTGCTTTTTCAGACAGTATTGTAATACCTAAAAGTTGTTCAATAATTGCTCTTTGGTCGTTAGTACGCATGCTTAGGAAGGGCTCTGTGTATGTGTTTAACGCAACAATGTGCTTAAACATATCATGACTCATTCCTAAAAGTGTATCAATTGACTGTTGCGTTTTACGACTATCGCCTTGGCTTTCATCTACGTCAACTTGTTCTTCATTGTTAATGTAGAATTTTAATATATTTGGGGATCTACCACGTTCAATACGATATTGGAGATTGTCTTTCTCAAAAGAAAGAGTAACTAACATACCTTTAGAATTAGTTTTGTTAATTAAGTTATTTTTTCTAATATTAGTTAGTGCAGTTCCGTAGAGTGCATAACTTAGTGCATTAATAATTGTAGTTTTACCAGTACCGTTACGTGACCCGCTGTCGTCTCCGCCTTGATCTAAGTTTTCACCTAATACAAGTGTTAGTTGTTGTTTGTCGAAATCTACCGCTTGGGTTTGATTCCCAACACTCATAAAATTTCTTACTGTTAGGTCTTTAATTTTAATCATGTGCCAACCCGTTATAAATCTCCAAAAGTTTTACCTTGTCAAATGAATCTGTATCAAGCTCTGATATTTCACCTGCAACAATTTGATCAACACTAACAAATGTGCTAATGTCTAAGTCTGTTGTAATTTCCTCAATTTGTGATTGCGGAATAAGTGTAATCTCACGACACCTGTATTGATTAATAAATGTTTCCTTAATAAAACTTGCTTCTTCATAACTTATGTCAATGTCAAGTTCTACACGTAGATACATTTTACTTTTAATAAGAGTTTCTTGTTCATCAATTAGTTTTGATAATTTTACAGTCCTGTACTTAGGACAATCTGGCCAATTAATGTATTCTGGTTCCTTGCTATTTTCTTTATCAAGAATCATCATACCACGTTCGTCATCCCATGCATCAGCATAGTTATGAGGAAACGCATTGCCTATATAATGTATTTTTCCTTGTGTTTGTCTTTTGTGGAAGTGTCCACTAAACACGTAGTCTTGATTTTCAAAATGTTGTTTGTTAAGATCGCCTCCGTGATCGGGCATCTTAACCATTGCATTCATATAAAAACTAGGAAGTTCAAAGTGACCAAACATATACTTGGCTTTACACTTTTGTATTTTCTTCCATTCGTCGCCTACTAACCATGGTACAAGGCAAACGTCATCTTCTACTAGCATTTCGTCAACAAACGTAATACCGGGAATATGTTTTGCAAATGCTGTTGAATTTACATCTCTTTTGTCTTTATAATATAAATCGTGATTACCGTCAAAAAAGTAAAACTTTTCAAATGCATTGCCTAACTTTTCCATAGACCGTATAGTTGCGTCCATAGTTGTAAGATTAAGGCTATTTCTATTGTGGTGCCAATCACCACAGAATATACCTGTTTCACAGTTATTCTTCTTTGCTTCTTCGATATACCAGTCTATAAATTCTTCACAATCATCGTTATGAATACGTGAATTACTTTTTAGACCAAAATGGATATCAGTAAAGACAGCGGCTTTCTTAAACAAAGTCAGTCCTCCATTAGGCTTCTATGTTAGTATTGTACATACAAA